CTTGCTTGCACAGACATGAGGTGGAAGATAGTCTGCTTGATGTTCTCTTCAAGACTGATGATACCAATATTACTATCTGTGTTGTTCAGTAGGTGGTGTTCTAGTTCACGGATGATGCTAGACTTACCTGCCCCTGTCCCTGCAGTGAAGGTAACAAGTTCACCTGTCCTCATGCCATACAGCATGTCATTCAATCCTTTATAAGGATATGGAACAGTCTCCCTGTTGTCTTTGTCGTAAAGTCCATCAAAGTCCTTGAGGTTTACAATACCTGCAGGAGTATATGGCTTGGCTTCCCACCACGCCTTAGTAAATAGTTCACGTTGGTTAGCCTTCAGATACTCGTTAGCGTCCTTCATTGCAAGGTGCATGATGCGACACTTGTTAGGCTCAAAGATTTGGGCTACAGCATTTGCTGCCTTCTGTCCATGCTCGTCTGCATCAAAACACAGCACGATGTTATCAAACCTATTAAGGTATTCAAACTGAGCCTTGGCATCTTTGACTGCAGACTGTGCGCCATTCTTGATGGACACACAAGGCCACCGACTGCCTAGCATTTCATATGCTGACATGGCATCAATTTCGCCTTCGGTAATCGTAATGTATTTGCCTGACTGTTGGAACAGTTGCTGTCCGAACAATCCTGCAGGTTGTAGCTGTCCTTCTGAATGGAAGTTCTTGTCAGGATGTCTGACTTTGTTGGCTATGTGTTTACCTGCTTGGTCATAGTAAGGGTAAATTTGTTTGTTGTTCTGAATGGTAACCCCATAGGTGCGGCAAGTATCTTGGTTGATACTTCGGTCACTAAGGGCTTCTGTAATACCTATTGACAACATCTGTGTCTGCTTCGGCTGTTGTTGTATCACAACACTATTCCTTTCCTTGTCAGGGTGGGTGTAAGTCTCACATGAAAAGCACCACTGACTTCCATCTTCATACAAAGCATTAGCATCTGATGAACCACACTTGTCACATGAAGTGTGTCTAATCAGCTTGCTTTTTATCTCGTCTAAATGCATTTAATCTCTCCGTCATTGCTTGGTTCGCACTAATTGTATCAGCTTTTTTATCATTGTCAACCTCTTCTGAAAATTCTTTCTCCAAAAGTTTTGATAAGACTGCGTATCGCTGTCTGATATAGTCAACTGTTCTAGGCATTCTTTATTGTCTTGTGGTAATGTGGTAGGTATTCCCCCACGAGTTCGTCACCTAAATACACACGCAGCGTATCCTTTACAACCTTTGTGCTGAAGCCCATAGCTGTGGCTACAGTGCTACGTCTGTCCATAAATTCAGACAGCGTTCCTTCGTCAGACAGAGGCTTAACTCCATCTTTGCCTTTGAAAAAATACTTTGTCATTTAATACCTCGTAAAGTTTTCGGTTGGATTTCTTTTAGCTTTTTGTAACTCTCTAATTTTTTTTACAGCCTCTTTGAAGGGCAGTCTCTTGAAGCCACTTGTAGTTTCATTCTGCAACTTGATTGCTTTCTTACGCATCTTACGCTCCTCTGGGTCTTTAATCATGCCACACGCTCCCATCTTTCTTGCTACGCATACAGCCGAACCCATCGTAGAACCACGGACGTTCATCAGGGTCAGTGTCTAGTAAAGGTTGATTAAACTTCTCTTTGATTTCATCCAAGAGTTGTGTGCCGTACACACCATACACCACATGCTCTATCGCCTGTAGTAGTTGTAGGCTGGCTACCCTCTCATCGCCATCTATATCGTCACCTAAGTTTTCTAGGTCATCTTGGATTGCTTCCCACAATCTGCATAGATTCTCGTGCGTTACTTCGTCTGATTGCAATATACTTAATTCTAGTTTAGTCATAGTTATGCTCCGCATCTGCTACATCAAAGACAAAATCCACAACTTCGCCGTAGATTTCATCCGCTTCTTCGCTTGCTAGTTTCTTTGCTTCCTTGTGGTTGTACCCTTCATCTAAGTATTGATGATAAAACTCACGGAACACAACCTTCCTGTCTTTCTCCCATAGATTTTTCATTTTATCTCCCATTAGTTAATCGGATGCTCCTCGAATGTTTTTTCAATCATTGCAATCTCAACCTCTTCTTCTTCAAGAGTGCCGTATTGTATGAATGTTCTCTCTTGTGCTGACAAATCAGGGAAGCACATCGTCATAACATGTCCCTTCTGCCAACGTCTTATGTGTTCATAACTAATTGGTAAGTCCATGAGGTTTAAGTCACTTGAATATATCGAGCGTCTAATAATTTTCATCGTTCCACCTTGCTTCGTCTTCTAACATGATTGCATTTCCATACACAAACGTAAGGGCATTACCACTCTCCTTATTAAGGATGGCTGTAGCTTCCTCGTTCAAAGGTGTGGAGGATGTAGGGGTATGAGCAAACAAGAGTTGTCTGTCCCCTTCTAAGGTAAGTATCTCAACATCAGAGCCTACGAAACCTTCCGCAATTATACGGCTAGGTTTTTCGTTTGCCTCAGTGCATAATACAAGTATTGCTGTAGATTTTTCAAACATGTTAATTCAATCCAATTAAAAAAGATGGTATTAAATATAATATAAATATAAATATTATTATATAGAAATAAAAGCTATCGTCTTCCATTTATTTCTCCCACCTGTAAAAAAGGTGGTCGTTTATTCTGACAATAAACTTCTTACCAGAAGCCCAAGAAGGGGCTACCTCTGTGGTGTGGTAATGTGTCGCACCATCAAAGTAACCATGTGCATTGTTCAAAATAACTAACTCAGCCACATCCTCTGCAAACTTATAAGCCTCTTCGTTTGTTGGTGTATCAGATTTACCATCACAATACCAACTAAACTGACACTTATGTATTATAGGATGTCCACTCTCATAATGCAAGCCCTGATAGACAACATCACACACATTATCTGGGTATCTATCGTCATGCACCCTGTTCATAACAACCTGTGCCACGGCTATCTGCCCTAACGTAGGTTGGTTTCTTGCTTCGTGATATACATTCAAAGCAAGACACATAATCGCTTCTGCTATCATACCTGCCCCACTAAATAAATAATAATAAACATAGTTACAAAAACTATCATTCCTAAGTTACTCATGTGTTCCAAATCTCCTCGTGTTCCCACTCTTTACCTAACCTTTTGTTTCTCCAGAATATATTTTGTTTGCTGTTGATGGCGTAGTGGTAGCTACCTTTTGTTTGGTAATACCAGTCACTACCAATCCAATCCTCATGCCATTTCTTAGCCATTCTCTTGTGTTTGTTTGCCATGTTTTGTAATCCTTTCACTCTCTGGCACACCTCGTATTACTTGAAACACGGGGTCATATCCTGTTATTTCTTTCCAGTTCCAATGCACTGGATGTGGGTTCTGATTAACAGGCACATCAATCCACATCTCTATGTGCATCTGTTTTGTTTTCTTTCTGTTTGTCGTAAGAACCTTTTCCTTTTTTGGGGTGGACTTTTTTCGGGGCATACCTATTATTCCGTAGGGTCTTCGCTATCGGGTTTATCTTTGGTATCTTCGTTGTCATTATCTACCACCAGTTTGATGTAATCAACAGGCTTTTCTTCCTTGGTAGCCTGATACGTCATGTCAATCATAGTAATACTATCTTCGGGTGTTAAATCTTTTAGATTCATCTCCGTGTCTGCAAGCTGTCGTACTTTAATATACTCTAGCCAATCAACAGGCATTACATCATCACCTACAAGAGGATACCACGGCAACCTCCCGACATCCTCTGCATCTGTTTCGATTACAAAAGTTATTTCGTATCTGTTTTTAGTCATGTCACTTCTTTCTGTTAGTGAAATTATATAAGTTAATCAATGCGTTAAGCCAAACGCCTAGCATTATTACTATCTCAGTATAAGAGATACTGAAAGGTATGTCAACCATCTTTTACTCCTTGATTTCATCCACTGAGGTAACACGAAAGTCACCTGACAATGGCTCTTCTTCGTACCACTTCCCCATGTCTGCTAGGTGACGAGCATACTCATACTCGTCCATCCCTGCAGGTATTTCGCTGGCATCAAACTCGACCCACATGTCGTATTCTAGGACACCCTTGGCTAGGTATCTTTTTCTAGGCGATAGCCGCACAAAGGTTATCATCCTCTGACTCCTTTTCCTGTAACCACTCATCGTAGTCTTGCTGTATCCAAGGGAACTCGTCCAGTAGAAACTCTGGGACTTCCTCACTCGGCAGCTTGTCGTAGGTGTAGCTGTGACAATCATCCTTGTCTTCAGTCGCATGTCCTACAAACATCATGCCGCCCTCGTAATACAGCAAAGAGAACACAAAGTTATTTCTCTCCGCAGCATACTGCAACGCTTCAACAGGCGGCGACCATGCGCTATCAAACGATACCTCTAGCACGTTGTCATTAAAAGACGCATTGTTGCACTGTATGTCCCACTTAGTTCCCCAATGTGTGACGCACCAATCCCAATCCCACTCGCCATCAAGTGTCTTGGTTATCTTGCCCTGACCATTCCAGTTAGACCAAGTTGTCTCACCTGCAGGAACTGGTCTTAGCACCTGTAAGAACTCTGCTTCATCTGCTCGCAGTTTGTTATACAACATCTGCAAGTAGCCTTTGTCTTCACTTTTAATTACTAAATAATTTTCACACCAATTTGGCATAGTCTCTATCCTTTTACCAATCAAATCCTATAACTGTAAAGCCAGCTTCGGGAGCATTAGCAGGATTAGTTCCTAAGAACTGCACCATAGCTTTGGCTTCCTCAAGCGTAGTCTTACAGTCTGTGCTGTCGCCTTCTTCATCTGTGCCAAGCAGAAGACCACGCCCTGCTAGTGGCTGTGGGCAATCTCCGATTGTGAAGAACGCTTGGTTCTCTACATACAGTCCCTCGTCGTCTACATATACACTGTCATCAGTGTCATCAAAGTAGGCAACAGTAAACATGTCACACTCTATCAAGGAAGATATGTCCTTCCAGTCTCCAGAGTATTCTATTTCTTCGATAGTCTTATCGAATGGGTTAATCAATATTGCTTGCATCATTATGCATCCTCTCTTTTCCATAAAAAATATCTGTGGTCTGAATTAACTGTCCAATGGTCGTGGTCTATCTCTGCCTTGTAACACTCATACACAGAGCAATACACAATGTCCTTAGACTCGTCACGCCACAGGTTCAGGTCAAACATTCTGTCGCCTACCTGTATGCCATACCATGTGTCCTCTGGCTCTCTGTTATAGTTACACCAATCCTCGTAACTCTGATGACTAAACGCTGTCAAGTATCCTACTTCGTAGTCAGTTAGTTTTAGTGTATCTGTCATTCATGTTCTCCATCCATACGTCTGCCTAAGTTAGGTTGGGGATTGTATCCCCAGTCTATGAATACCTGCGGCTTTTTCTCCGCAACTTTGTACGTGGCTACTGTGACTGTCAAGGCACACAGTAGGGCTATGTGTCCTAGCATTGACCATAGTAAGCCTGACCAAGAACCTATTGCAACAGAGAAGGCAATCACCCACATGTAAGCAAGCACTTGTAGTATCATGTGTCTTACGTGTACATCTGGAATGTTCTTTAGAGGACTAAGCCTATGGTCAAACACAGTATTCCACGAGTCATAAATAAATTTATGTAGTCTCATCTGATGCGCTCCCTGTTATGTAAAGCATCTTCCGCTAGGAATGTCATCATGTCGAACAGTTGGGCTGGGTCAAAGTATTCATAGTCCTCGCACACATGCTCTTCAATGAACGCAAGGACTTCTTCGTCAGTCCAATTCAACCAGTCGTCAGGTAATTCATTGGTCAGGTAGTGACCACTTGCCCAACATACTGTTTTGTCTTCGGGTAACTCTCTTTGTTTAAGCATCTTCGTCATCATCCTCTTCTACGTCTTCCATTTCTATTTCTAGGTCAGAGATTTCATAGTCTAGTATGTTAGTATCCGTAGCACACACAACCTCTGGTTCTCCAGAATGATAGCCTAAGTTTTCCATAGCACATTCTACTTCATGTCTTAGATGTTGCTCTATCTCAGCATTAAGATTGTCTTCAAGGTCTTCCGCAGTATCTTCGATTTCTCCATAGAAATTAAGCCCTTGTATTTCGTCTAGGTCATACTCGTATCGTATCTCAACCATCACGACAGCATGACCAGACACACTGCCTCCATATATTACAGGTCTTTGTTTAATTTCTGGCATAGTATTACTCCTCTCCTATCCAGTATCCGCTATCATAGATAGCTTTTCGTATAGTACCTTGCGCCTTAACCAAGGCAGAACTTGTGAATGGACTTGCTTCAAAGTCCACAGCACTATGTGATGCTATCAGTAGTTCTGCTACGTCATCTGCATACACAGTTACTTTGTAGTCTGCTATCATTTCTTCATATCCTTCTACAGTTACTCCTAAATCTTCTAGCATTTCCTCAGTTATTTTATAATCTTCACCCATATTAGTTACTCCGATATGTCTACTAGTAATTCTTTTATATACCAATCTTCAAAGGCACATAAGGTTCTAATTTTACTGATAAGATTATCGTCAACAGTCTGCTCATAGCCATCACCATCAACATAGTATATCTCACCTCTGTCATAAACACACCAGTTGTTACCAGTGATGCTACTAAATGCATCTAATACAGATACTTTGTTCTCGTAGTCAGTCATAATATACCTTCTTCTTTACAGTTGGTGGATGAACATTCAGTTTACTGCTTACAGGTTTAAGTGTACCATCAAGCAATAGATAGTCCCATGCCTGTTCTTCATCAATGGCATCTATCTCATAAATTTCAGTCGTTGTTTCTTTACATACAACTTTGTACACTGAAGTCGAAGTCTTCTTCACAGTCATAATCTACTCCATACACATATGCTTTAGCCATTCCAAGTAAATCCAATACGTCAAAGCCATCAACCATACGGATTACATCGTCGTCATAGTCATCACCTACAAACAGGCTACACCAATCTTTGCAAGGCACAAAGCGAGGATTGAATCCTGATGTGTCGAACAAAGCTACCTCTACAAGATGCGGATAGTTTGCTTCCTGTGATATAGAGAAGCTATATCCTTGGTTTTGCATCGCTGTTAGTGACATTCTTACATTCATATTCATATAAAAACTCCACAATAGTTATTTATGTAGGCAGTTTTAACACATGCCAAGGTGCAGGGCAAGTCAATAATTTGACACTAACCTGCCAAGTCGTGTAGATAGCGACGACGTTTACCGCCCTCGATATACAGACTACGCTTACCGAAATGGTAGGCAGTCATAACATCGCCGTGTCTGTTGATACCATAGCGGCGAAGTACGGAACGCTTGCGATACAAACCTTGTACACCAGCGACATTAAAACGGAAACCTTGTGTTCCGTCATTCAGAGAGTTAAAACGCATAATAAGCCTCATTAGTTAGCGTTAAACATGTGTGGCATTTTTACAACATACCACAGGTTGATACTGTCAAATTTTTGACGCATGTATTCCAAGCAGTCCACCAAGTAAACCTACTATACCAGCGACACCTACTATCGCATCAGCCATAGGGTCGCCTGTTTGGGTATAAACACCATACACTGCTACTAGTGATAGATATAATCCCATGTAGCATGATACTATTGATATAAACATATTATTCCTTACTTACTAGAAATTCTAGTAATTCCTCAGTATCTTCCGCTAGACTTTTAGCGTAGTTAAGTACCTCTTTTGCATTATCAATGTCAGGTAATGTTTCAAAGTGACTCATCCTATTTCTAAGAATTTCATATATAAACTCTACTTGCATGACAAGGTCGTTAAATTCGTCCTCAATCTGTGACATATTTGCACTATCCATACTCATATATTTAACTCCTACGTTAGTTTCCAAAGTGAGATTTACCTGCACCATGCGCAACGATAGCAATCGACTTAGCAGATACTGCACTACCCTTACACAATCCGCAGGTCACACATTGTACATCCATTGTATCAGCAGGGCAAGCTATTTCTTTACCTGCTACCATCTCAGAATAATCCGATATCACACGAAATGTACGCTGATTTTTTTGCCAGTACTGTTGCGCTTCGGCAACACTATCAGCACTAGCCATATACAAGTCTGGTCTAAAGTCAGCAGTAGGTACACTCGCCTGATGTGAATAGGCTGTATGCCCTTTTGCTTTTGATATTAGACTTTCCCACACATAACTAGGCACAGCAGACGGGTCGCCATAAGTGCCAATCCGCACCATTTTATCTGCGCCTAATTCAGCTATTGAAGCATGACCAGTAGCATTTGCATACTTGCCAGCCATGTAGTTTTTCCATACGATAAGCACACCTTGTGCAAGATTCACATAACAGCTACGCTCAGTAGCAGTCTTGCGTTTTACATCTGCAGTAGGCTTGCCCCTATGGACACAATTCCCACATATACTATAATCCGAACCTGTCTTGTTGTTCTCAAGTGGAGACTTGTCATTGTCGCACAAGATATATGTTTGTAACATATTACCTGTCTTGCGATTACGACTCGACTCTATTGATATAACTACAATAGGCTCGTTATCTAGCAGGGAATTGCCCCGATAGATAATCTTACCTGCCAATATGTATCTCCTCTTTCATAAAAAAAGCCCACGAGCCTAGTATACACTAAGCAGGCGAGCCTGTTAACGTCAAAAATATGACACAACAAATAGTTAAGAGAGGACTAGCCATAAGACTAGCCCTCACCTAATTATTTTGTTGACCAACGTTTTGGTCTTGTATCTTTTGCATATGAGCTTGTAATACCTCTTGATACTTTAGCCCTGTATCCATTACGCCCCTCATAAATATGGGCGTGCTGGTTGCTTTTAGACGCAGGTATATCATCCTGCTTTAACCGCATTGGTATTTGGATTATCGTCTGAGTGTCGGGGCATGTTACTACTTTCATAGCATAGCCATTTTTTCTCAGTCTTTTCCTATCCAATGGGTTTTGATATGGTTTTGGCATATCGTCACCTTATAGATAAAAGCGGGAAGATTACATCAATTTATTCGAATACCGCTTATGTTTTTATAGTATCAAAACATTAAAACAATGTAAAGCTTTTTTTTATTATTAGTTACTTTTTTTTTCTGGTCTGTTTTATGTGTCAATCAACTATGTATAAAGATTATACTATTCTCAGAATAAGTGTACTATCTTTTAGGATAGCTTGACACACTTTTCTTTTAGAATTGTTCTAAACTAGGTGTTCATGGTTTGTTCTATTTCTGGCTCATAAAACATTCATAAAGTCAAGTCAAATATTTGACACTTACTATGAAATTCTGGTCAATACTTTTTGCACTTTGTCAAGTCAATAATTTGACACTAAATCCTTGATATTGTTATGTTCTTGGTTTGTTCTCATTGTTCTGTTTGTTCTTGTTTTGTACCAATTTTGGGGCATTGC